AAATTATTGATAGTGCAATGATAAGTGAGAGTTACCGATAATGGCATTCTCTCCTTTCATGCAAAGTTCTGAAGCACAAAACATTATTAAAAATTATCTTGGTGGTGGTTATGCTGCATCGCCTAATGTAAATAAAGCAGGTGTATATCGCAATCCAATATTTGATTTACGAACTGAACAAGAAAAAGCAGGAACACTTGATCCAACAGCTTTATATCCAAATCCACAAATGGATTTTTCTGTTGCTGATGTTCCAGTTGATCCTTGTCCTCCTGGTTATGAATTAATTGATGGTGTATGTCAGCCAATAGAAGATTTTGGAAAAAAAGATTTAGGAGGCGAAAAGGATGATCCAGAAGAAGAGGAAACTTTAACTTTCAGCGAACAAGAATACAATAAAATGAAAAAAGAATCCTAACAATCCTTTTGGAGCAGGAATTGAATTAGATAAGTGGGAAGTAGATGAAGATGAGTTTGGTAATACAGTTTATAAATATAAAAAAAGAGGATTTACACCTACCTTATTTGGAATATTTGATACCTTATCAGGTGGAAATAAAAGAAGAAAAGCAAGATTTAATGAAGCTATTCAAACCATATTAGGACAAACAACATCTCCTAATTTTTTTGGTCAAAATACTAATCCATTAGCTTTTGGTTATCAAGATGGCGATACATTTACAAAATATTCTCCAGAAAATTATTTAGCACAAGTTGNAGATGTTGTTATTCCAGGAAGTAATCAAGGAGCAACAATGAATCAATTACTTGGAAGTGTTGGTCAAGGAACACAAGATACACAACAAGTTAATACAGGACAAGGTGGAACACAAGTATCACAAAATTTAGGAAGTCTTTTACAAGATAGTGGCAAACGAGATGACAATGCTTATCAAGCTGCTATTGCAAAAAATATAGCCAGAAATTTAGCCGACAGAGATTCAACAACAGGAGAAAAAAAATCAACTGCAAGTACAGGTAGTAAATTTTCAAAATCTTTAGGTGGCTTTTATGGTGGTAGATAGTGGATTTAGAAAAAGAAAAACAAAGAGGTTTAAGAGCTAAAGCAATACTCGAAGATGAGTTATTTGTAGAAGCTGTTAATACCATAAAAACGAGTTTATATCAGGAGTGGAATAACACTCCAATACGAGATTCCGAAGGGCGAGAAAAAATATTCTTGATGACAAGAATGTTTGATAGTCTTTTGGTGCAACTGAAGTCTGTTTTAGAGACTGGAAAACTAGCAACAAAACAGACCGATAAAAAATAAGGAGTTATAATGGCAGAGCAATCTGAAACACAAAAAGATTCTGCTGTTTCAAAACCAACCAATACTGAAGCTGAAACAGCACAGGCAATCGCTACCCTTTTAGACAATAAAGAGACTGCAAGGAACGATGAGCCAAAAACATCAAAATTGGAAGATAAGAACAGCGATCTTGAAAAAGACACCAATGATCCTATCCTAGAAGATTTAGATGTCGATAACATAGTAGATAACGATGAAGCCAAATTAGAAAGCCAAGAGGAGCTTTATGATATTACTGTAAATGGTAATAAAATTAAAGTTACCCTTGATGAGCTTCTAAAGGGTTACTCGAGGGAATCTGACTATACACAGAAAACTCAAGATTTAGGTAATCAACGCAGGGATGTAGAATCAATGCGAGATAACTTGAAGAAAGAGTTGGATGCAGTCAAAAATTCTCGCACTCAATATGCTCAACAATTAGATACATTGTCAAAACAATTGAGTCAGGAAGATAACATTGATTGGGATACTCTCTACCGAGATGATCCTGCCGAGTATGTAAAAAGAAAGGCAGATGCCGATAAACGCAAAGAAGCGATCCAACTTGCACAGCAAGAAAGAAATCGCATTAATGATGAAGAACGCAGAGAACAAGAAAAAGTCTATCAAGACTATCTTGAAAAAGAACGCAGAATTTTATCTGAAAAATTGCCAGTTTATAGCGATCCTAATAAAAGAGAAGAATTTACAAGACGATTAACGAGCTTTGCCAAAGAGCAAGGTTACACCGATAAAGAAATTGCTATGATGGTTGACCATCGAGCAGTTTTAACTTTAGCTGATGCTTATAGGTATAACCAACTCAAGAAAACAAAGTTAGCAAATAAGAAAGTAAATAAAGCTCCAAAAGTTGTTACTTCCAATGCCTCAAATGTGAGAGATGAATCTGAAACGAAACAGCGAATTGATGCAAAAAAATTGCAACTCCGAAAAAGTGGAAAAATGCAAGACGCAGTAAACATTTTAGAGGAGATGTATTCTTAACATTTAACTAAAAAGGAGTAACAAGTAATGGCACAACCAACCAATACTTTCGATACTTATGATAGTGTAAATGCCATAAGAGAAGATTTAGCTGATGTTATCTACAACATAGCACCAACTGAAACACCCTTTATGAGCAACGCATCAAAAGGATCGGCAACTAATACTCTGCACCAATGGAACACAGATGCTCTCGCTGCTGTGGCAGTTAATGCCCAGATAGAAGGAGATAATGTGGATGGTGCAGCTCTTACAGATGTTGTAAGACTAACCAACTACACGCAAATTTGCCACAAAGCTGTTACTATTTCTGGAACTGACGATGCAGTCAACAATGCAGGAATGGGTAAACAAATGGCTTATCAAATGGCAAAAGCAGGAAAAGAAATAAAAAGAGACATGGAAAATGCCTTAGTAGGCATTGAACAAGCAAAAGTGGCAGGATCAGCTTCGGCTGCTCGTAAAAGTGCATCTGTTGGAACTTGGTATGGAGGTAATATTCCAGGAACAAGTACAGCAGCAGCTAACTTTGCTACCAATGGCTCTCCAAGTGCAAGTCCTGCAGGAACAGGTGCAACTGCAATCGCAGGTGGCACAAATAGAACTTACACCGAAACTCTACTTAAAGCAGGTCTTTTAAAGGCATTTGATTTAGGTGGAAATCCTGATACTGTTCTTATGACAGCAAGTCATAAACAACTGGCATCAGCTTTCGCAGGTGTAGCGACTAAATACAAAGATGCTTCCGATAAAGTGTCAATTGGCACAACTGATATTTATGTATCAGATTTTGGCGAAGTAGCTTTTGTTCCAGATCGTTTCCAAAACGCAAACAGAGTTGATATTTTGCAAATGGATATGTGGGCAATTGATTTCCTACGACCATTCCAAACTAAAGACTTAGCGAGAACTGGAGACTCGGACAAGAAAATGATGTTAGCTGAGTGGTGCTTAACTGCAAAAGCTCCAAACGCATCATATGGTATATTTAACTTAACTGCATAATTATTTGTAGAGTAAGGATAGGGAGGCGAGTCATCGCCTCTCTATAATAACAATTTAACAGGAGACAAAAGACATGGGAGTTTTTTCTAATCAAAAGCATTCTTCACGATTATACAAAGTTGTTAAAGATGCACAAAGAAGTGAGCCAATGGTTACTTATGGTGGCAAGAAACAATCAAAGGAGACTGCTAGAGGTGCAAGACAATACAATCCTTCATTGAAAAGAAGATCAGATCAAGGATTGAATGTGATGAGTACCATTGACCAAGACATAATGAGAGCATCTGGCAAAGGTGCATAGTGGCTACAAAAAAGATTTCACTCAATGAGCCAGGAGATCAGTCATCAGTTAAAACCAATTTAATTATTGATGAGGCAGAAGGCAAAACACATATTGAAAATGTGCAAGATGTTGAAGAAATCATTAAGGCAAACAAGGTAGCACAAAATGAAGGTGCATATAAATCAAATGCACTCAAAGATGCAAAAGGATATAGAGTAGCACGACTGCCAAATATTGTTTTACATCAATTGGCAAAAAAAGGAATATTAACTTATACAGGACAAGTTTTAGACAAGCCACGATTTTTCAAGTGGCTCAATGATTCTGATAACAGACACTTTAGAATTTACACAGGAAATTTATAATGGCATTAGACACTTACGCAAATCTGAAAACAGAGATTGCAAACTATCTCAACAGGACAGATTTAACTTCATATTTAGATACCTTTATAGATTTAGCTGAAGCACGACACGCAAGAGATTTACGAGTTCGTGAAATGGAAAGTGTTGATACAAGTATTACAACTGTTGCAGGAACACAATCTTATGACTTACCAACAGGTTATTTAGAAATGCGATATGCAACTTGGCAATCTAATCCTTATACTTTCCTAGCTTATATGTCTCCATCGGATTTTTTCCGAGTATATAACGCAGGAGTAGGATCAGGCAGTCCAGGTTATTACACTATTGTTGGAAGTAAAATTTATTTAGGAAAACAACCTGACGCAGCAAATGTATTAGAACTTGGTTTTTTTAAAAGACCAACAGCTCTATCAAGTTCCAATACATCAAATGATATTTTAACTTATTTTCCTGATTTATATTTATATGCTTCACTTGCTGAGAGTGAGCCATTTTTAATGAATGATGAAAGACTCCCAGTATGGGCAGGATTATATAAAGAAGGAGTAAATAGTGCTAACAATTCAGCTTCACAAGGTCGAACTTCTGGAGCTCCTTTGAATATGTCAGCAAGAATGGTGGTATAAATGCCTGATATAGAATTTGGGCAGTTACAAGCTGACTTGCCGACTTATCAAAATACAGGTGCAATTAAAGTTGATAATGTTATTCCTTTATCTAAAGGTTATAGGTCTTTTCCTAGCTTTGCAGCTTTAAGTGGAACAGGTTTAAATACGACACCAGTTGGATTATTTACATCTTTTTCTGATGGTGGATCTACCAACTATGCAGGAGATGAAACAAAACTTTATCAAATGGATACAAGTTTAGTATTTCAAGATAAATCCAAAGCAGGTGGATATAGTAATTCTACTTCAGAAGGATCAAGAGACTTTTGGGCATTTACGCAATTTGGTAAAAACATTATTGCCACTAATCATGCTGATTATGTACAAAAATTTGAACAAGGAGCTGATAGCTTATTTTCAGATTTAACTGATTTTAAAGCAAAAATATTTAGCTGTTGTTAGAGACTTTGTTGTTACAGGATTTACAAACTGAATATGAAACAGCAAAAAACTTTTGACTCTAATACTATTTCAAGTAATCAAATAACGATTACAAGTCATGGTTGGGCAACTGGCGACACAGTTATTTATGATAGAAATGGTAATACTGCTTTAACAAACTTAACTGATGGGAGTACCTATTATGTTATTTATGTTNCAGCAAACACTATTAAATTAGCGACAACTTCAGCTAATGCCACAGCAGGAACAGCAATTACTTTAACTGCTACTGGTGGAAGTCAAACACATAAGTTGCAACNATTTAATGTTAATAACCAACGAGTAAAATGGTCAGGAATTAATAATAGTNCTACTTGGACTCCAAGTCAAACAACACAATCTGGTTATCAAGATATTGTTGGTGTTCATGGTAATGTACAGGCAATAGTTGGTGGAGAAAGTTTTGGTGTAGTCTTTTTAGAAAGAGCTATCTACCGAATGGATTATGTTGGAACTCCTTTAAAGTTTCAATTTACTAAAATAGCCGATAACATTGGTGCTTTTGCTCCACGATCTGTTTGCTCTTTTGGTAATATGATATTTTTCTTGGCTCAAGATGGTATTTACAAGTTAGAAGGTGGACAACAATTAACACCTATTGGAAAAGGTCGTATTGATGATTTTCTAATGAAAGATATTACTTCTAATTTAGAAGGCATATCATCAGCGATTGATCCTAATAACAGTCTAGCTGTATGGAGTTATCGAGGTGCAAATGCAACTGGATTACCTACAAGCACAGTTAATAACAGATTGTTATGCTACAACTTTAATGTTGATAGATTTGCAACTGGATCAGGACAAAGTTTAGAATTTATTGCCACAGCTTCCCAAGAAGCATTTAACACTTTAGAAAGTTTAGATGTGTTAGGAGAACTAGAAGGATTACCTTATAGTTTAGACTCCTATGCGTATGGCGATAATATAGTTGGTTTATCAGCTTTTAATGCCGATAAAAAATTTGGAAAGTTTTTAGGATCAAGTTTAGATGCAACTGTTGATAGCACCGAATTTGAAGGAGCAAAAAACAGACGATCTACTTTACTTGGAGCAAGACCAATTGTTGATGCTGATGGTAATGATACNACAATAACTGTTACACCTATTACAAGACCTTCACAGGCAGATAGAATTACAGTTGGAAGTGCAGTTACATCATTAGATAATGGTAATTGTCCTCTTCGTTCTTCTAGTCGCTATCATCGACTACGAGTAAAAGTATCAGGAAACTTTTTAACTATGTCTGGCATTGATGTTCAAGCTAGACCAGAAGGAATGAGATAATGGCAACAAACCAATATCTTAATGTACCGATTTCGATACCTGACTCTGCATTACATTTGCGAGTCGTATCACAAGCATTAAATAATACAATTGATGGTAAGTTAAACTCAACAGGCAATATCACATTGACTGCAAGTGCAACTTCATCAACCTTGACTGATAGAAGGATAGGAGAAAATTCAATTATATTATTTATGCCAACTACATCGAATGCCAATAGTGCAAAAGATGATTTGTATGTTTCAGCGAGAGCTGATGGAAGTGCAACTTTAACTCACGCAAGTTCTTCTAATACCGATCAGACTTTTGGTTATTTGGTTATTGGATGATTGTTAAAGTACCACCAAAAGATTTACATATTATTTGGAATGAGGTTGAGCCACAAATAAAAAAAGCTCTTGATGACTGTTATACAGCTCAAGATATTTTAGATGGCTTAATTCAAAAAAGATTTCAATTGTTTATCAGTTGGGAAGATAAAGTGGAAAGTGCAGTCATTACAGAAATTGCACAATATCCACGAAAAAGAATATTACGATATTTTCTTGCAGGAGGTAAGAATTTAGACAATTGGCTTGAGCCAATACAAAAAGAAATTGAACAATTTGCAAAGAACAATCAATGCGATGCAATAGAAGTTGCAGGTCGTAAAGGTTGGTCAAAAAAATTAAAAGGATATGAACAAAAAATTTATTTATTTACTAAGGAGCTATAATGTCAAAGGGCAGTAATCCACAAAATGTAACAACAACCACAAGTGCAGAGCCATCTGAATTTGTTAAACCTTATGTTACAGAAGCATTTGATCAAGCACAAAACTTATTTCAATCAAGTACACCTAACTATTTTCCAAAACAAACTTATACAAATTTTGCACCTGAGACAACAGCAGCTTTAAATTTAGCAAAAGCAAGAGCATTAAGTAATCCTCTTCTTGCTAGTTCACAAAATGAAGTAAATAAAATGTTACAAGGACAATATTTAAGTCCNACAACAAATCCATATTCNCAAGCATTATNTAATCAAATGGCAGGAGATGTAACAAGTGGTGTTCAATCACAATTCTCTAAAGCAGGAAGATTAGGAAGTGCAGCCAATCAAGCAGTCTTAGCTGATGAATTAGGACAACTAGCAAATCAAGTTTATGGCGATCAATACAATCAAGAACGAGCAAATATGATGACTGCAACACAACTTGCACCACAACTTGCTCAAGCAGATTATACCGACATACAAGCATTAGGTGGAGTTGGTCAAACAAAAGAAGCGATGGAAATGGCACAAATACAAGATGCTATGTCTCGTTTTGATTTTGAACAACAAAAACCATATTACAAATTACGAGAATATTTAGCATCTATTGGTGCATCAGTTCCTCAAACAA